ATCTCTACTCCAGGAATAAAATCTGACAAGGTTAACTTTATTACACCGGTCCAGGACGAGGACATATCTCGGAATAAACATCCGATTCCAGAAACACGCGCTGAGCTCCAAAAGCTGTTTCACGCGGTTGCATACCTCAACAATGAAAACGTGATTCACACAGACGCTCACTTTGGAAACATTGCATGGATGGGCGATCACATCGTTATGCACGATTGGGGGCGTGCTGCGATTGGTATCAAGGGGTTCAAGGACTTTATTGAGCGATGGGAGCTCCGCAGTGCGGCGATCCGGAGGCGTAGATCCGTGAGATATCCACAATTCAAGGGACCGTGTGATATTATGGAAACGTGTCCAATCAGTCTAAAAGACGACTCGACAAGCCATCGGTTCATGAAGTTCTACGACGTAGCATCATTGGCTGCAGGGGCAGACAATGCCAAACTTCTGCTACCCGCCGCGCGGGCGGCGTTTGGAAAGGAGATGGAGGCACTGTGGAAGGACAGTGCTGTTCCAACCAACCAAATGATGCTTAGGATCCACGAGTCAATTGATCGCATGTTTGCATATGTGCCTCCTGTAGCTCCATCAGCCCCTCCTGCAGTTGCCCCCCTCCGCCCTGTCGTATCTCCGCCAATTCCCGTCTCCGAAATATCTGCAGATTCTGATGCAGCGCATTGGGAAGACTGGATCGGATCCAACAAATACAAACGAGTAAGCTTAGGACTTCGCGATAAACCTAATGAAACTAAGATCGTTGCTCGAGTCCTGACGACTACAGGAGGTATATGGGCGATCTTTGAAATTGATATGCCAGTTCGAGCGACACTTCTTGCAGCCGGTTATCCGTTGCGAGCCGCATTTATGGATATGAATCCTCCTGGAATCATGATGCTTAAGCCCGCACCAAATGCGCCTAGCGGAAGGATGCCTACACTTTTTATTCCAATCACTTTTCTTACATATGACAAGGTTGTTGTGCAAGATGCTCCATATTCAGACATTCTTTCCCTGTCTTCGAATTCTGTTCCTCCTCCACCAGCTATTCAACGTGCTGGTGCTCGCAAACTGAATCAGACTCAGCGCTTCTGCAAGTGCATCAAGAAGGTTCGCAAGACGATCAAGAATGAAAAAGGTCCAATTGCGATTTGTGTTAGTTCTGTTTTGCAGAAGAAGGGGCGAACCCTCAAGCGGTTCACATGTGGACGGAAGGGACGTGTGATTACGCAGAAGGCAAAGCATTGAACTTCTCCAGTGCCTTCTTAGCGGCTAACTGTTCAGCCTTCTTCCGGGTACTTCCTTCACCAAACTCTATGTTGTTGCCCTTGAGGACAATACACACTCGAATCCGGCCATCATCGTAAGGGTCTAGCATTGTATAGGTCGGAGTGCACCCGTACTCACGCTGACAATACTTTTGGTAGATGTCCTTGTAATTTGTAATCGTAGTCACAACATCCTGAATGTCTAGATAGGCTTCCAGGACGGTCGTGACAAATGGATAGACAATGTTGAATCGATTTCCGCAATCGGTCCATAATGCACCAATGAATGCCTCAAAGATATCACCTAGCTTCTGAATGTTACGACGTCCATTGATTGCAACGGACTCTTCGTTATGACGAGAGATCACATAGTACGTATCCAATCCAACCTTTTGACACAGAGCTCCAATCCGTTCGTTATTCACTAGCTCCTTACGAGCATCAGTAAGGAACCCTTGCTTCTTCTCTGGATACTTACGGCGCAGATACGTAGCTACGCAGACACCCAACACGGAATCACCCTCAAACTCTAGACATTCATACGACTCATCTTGTAGGGGCATTACGCCAGATGGACACGGAGCAAGAGACGCCGGTCGTCCATCAGGAGTGGTATACTCGGATCGCTTGACGTAGGTTGTATGAACCATTGCAGTCTGGAAGATCTTTTGATTTGAAATACGGTAATGGGGCAATCCATGGCGGTGGAGGATACGATGAATGTCTTTTTCGGTGAAGAACCGATTCCGCGGATTGTAAGGTGAGTAGACGTCGCTCATTTTGATTTGAGTGTTCTTTCCAATCTTTTATCCGTTTTCTTACACAATGGGAACGGCTCAGTCGATGATGTACACGGCTCTGCCGGACGCACCACCTAAAGTTCACCCAGGTGGGTTCATTGATGTATCCACTGTGCGGTATCGCGGTCCTTGGAAGCGAGATATGGCAATTGGATTTGTCTTCTTCAATCCTGCAAGGTCGAAGCGTATGTTGATGAACTACTTCTACACCATTGAAAAATTGAAACTTGCAAAGATCCCCTACTATACTCTTGAGTTGGTGTTCCATAAGAGCGAACCGGAGATCAAAGATGCATTTCACGTCTGGGGAAAGTCCCACATGTTCCACAAGGAACGGCTCTGTACTCTCCTGGAAGCCATGATCCCGTGGTATTACTCCAAGGTCATGTTTATGGATGCAGACATCATCTTTGGTAATCCCGACTGGTATACTGAAGTCTCAGATGCATTGTATGACCATGATGTTGTTCAACCCTTCACCACTGCAGTATGGATGGATCTCACCTACACTAATGTCACTCAGGTTCGTGAATCTGTTATCTATATGGATAAGAAAAAGACGTTTGATCACAAGCTTCATCCGGGATTTGCATGGGCATTCACTCGCAAGTGGTTTCGGAAGGTTGGGTTCTTTGAATATGGGATTACAGGGAGTGGAGATACACTGTCGGCGGCCGCATGGTTATCTATCAAGTTTCCAACTACATACCTCAAGCCGGCTTTGATCCCTGCATACGAAGAGTTTGACAAACAGCCCAAGCCAAAGATTACATGTACATCGGGTGCAGTCTACCATTTGTATCACGGAACCCACGTGAATCGCAAATATGTCGATCGCCACGCCATCCTCGATGGCATCAAGGATGTTCGCAAGATTATTCGTCCGAACTGGAGTGGCGTCTGGGACTTCAGTGTTCGCGATATGTCCGACAAGCTCCTAAACTACTTCGTCGAGCGGGTGGACGACGGGTACTGAAGTCCCCTTGTGGGACGAAGCACTTAAAAATAATGTGTTAGTGATAGTCATATCACGTTGATGGTGAAGCCTTTTTTCACTCTGGCTGCACGTCTGTTGAGCACAAATGGTTCGCTCGTGTGTAATCTTACGCGTATCCAGAGTGGGTTTCTCCCACGTGAAAACCTGGACCAAGCAAAACGTCATCTAGCAGATATTCAGCGAACACTTCAGGAGATTGAGGTCAGCCTCAGTCCTTCCTCACAACTTTCAGCTCAAATCCGTAATCCGTCTCCACCATCTTCGCCTCTTGGCGCTTAACAATCTCATTCATAACCTCCTCAGCTCGCTGAGGCATCAACTCATCCAAATACATCTTCAATTCTTTCTTGGAGAGCGTCCAACCCTTCTTCCATTGGTTTGGACGTTTGACCGCAAAGACCATTCCGGAGCTTGATAGATTAATCTTATCGGGGAGTGCTTCACGGGATGTTGCATAGAGGGCTGCAAGATCCAGTTCGATTGTACGACGCTGATCGCGAAGCTCGGAAGCATTCGCATTAACATCATTGAGTCGGCGAGTAACATCTGCATAGGCTGAGAGAACAGGTTTAAGGGCATCCATTGTGATTTGCTCTTTCCTGGTTTAAAAGTATCCGTTTTATACCAAGGAATGTCCTGGCTTGACACAGAGGAGATTGAGCGTCTCCGCACAGTCTATAACAAGGAGCACCCAAAGGAAGATCCCGTTGAAAAGGGGACACCGGAAGAAATGTGGACAAATCTTCAACATCGTCTTCATGACAAGTGCACAACCGGATCTGCAGAATGCATTGTGACCTCTCTGATGCAACGTCCTCGTGCTCCGAAACAATGGGCAATCAATCGGTATGAATGGTTGTCATCAGATGATATTGATCACGTGGAAAAGAACTACATGGAGCTTTTTCCAAAGTATTTCTTCGTTGGTTGTATTCCGATTGACTTTGATTTGAAGTCCGAAACCCAAGAGTGTATTGTGAGTGCACTTTGCAGCATGAAGCTTCCAGAGCTTGCAAAGAAGGGCAATGACCAAATTGGAATTGTATTTAATACAGATCCACATGACGGTCCCGGCTCACATTGGATTGCTATATTTTGTGATATCCGCGAGGAGCTTGAATATCCTCGAATCACCTACTTTGACTCCTATGCACACCAGCCCGAACCTGAGATCAAAGTTCTTATGCGACGGTGGAAGGAACAATGGGATGCTACTGGCAAGCACAGTCAAGGTATGAAGATGACATTTAATGCAACTCGTCATCAGTTCAAGGATTCAGAGTGCGGAATGTATTGCTTGTATTTTCACCATTGCTGTCTTATGGAAATCCCTATGGAAGAGCGGATCCCCGATGAGGTCGTGAATGCCTTTCGTGGGCTTTTGTTCAAGATGCCAAAAATACCTTCCGAGAAGAAGTAATGGAGACAGTTCTTGCAGCAGCCCTTGTAGGCGTTCTCGGATATACAGTCTGGCGGGAGACAAAGGCTGAGCAGGAAGAAACAGCCCCGCCCCCCGAACCCAAGCGCCTCTGTGATTACGTCATTCACGGAGGAACCTATGAGGACGCATCGGTAGTCGTAGCATCAGGTCGTAGGCTCCTAGAAGTCCATCTCTATGCAGATGAGAATGGGAATCCAATCGTGTCTAAGGTTCCACTAAACGGGGGTTACGATTATGCATACGATAACTGGACGTTTGATTCAGTCTGTGTAGCGTTGATTCAGGCATTTCCTAGTAAGGATCCATTTGTTCTCTCAATCGTTCCTCACACCTCGAACATGGTCACATTGAACAAGGCAGCCGAGTGTCTCCATCAAACTGTTCATCGCAACCTTCTTCCGCAAGAGTATAGTGATCCGCAGAGTATTCAAGTGGAAGCACTTGCAAATAAGCTAATCATCGTTTCGGGTGGTGTGCAAGGATCAGAGCTTTCTGAAATGGTGAATATGTCGTGGACAGATTCTCACCTTCGTCGCCTCACCTTTGGACAGGCTGTGCATCCTCGCGACTACTCTGAACTTGTAGCGTTCAATCGTAATTCAATCACGTTAGTGGCACCCGACCCGGTATTTGGAAAGGAGGGGATTAATCCCCAGGTGGCTACTGCGTATGGATGCCAGTGGATTCTATTTGGATCCACGCCGGGTCTTGTTGAAAAGCCGGCGGGTCTCCAATAACTTCTTGAGCATTAAACAAAATGGCAAACAAGTGGCTCGCTCACGTTAAGAAGACGATGAAGTCTCACAAGGGGAAGAAGTTCGGTGACATCCTCAAGATGGCGAAGAAGACCTACAAGAAGGGTGGCAACTACTACGGTGGCGGCGAGGGTGGCGTTGAGCCGAAGGCCGACCTTCCTTCCTCCACTAACAACGCGGCCCCAGTCGGTGGACGTCGTCGCCGTTCCCGCAAGACTCGCCGCGGTGGCATGATGGGATACTAAAAATGGAAATCTCTGAGTGAAAGCAAACCACTCTAGGATGGATCCGCCTAAGACACGTCGTGAGTCAAAGAAGACTGATAAGGAGAAGAAGGCAGATGTGTACTCTGCAAAACACGCACGGTTGCAGGAACAGGCTCTAGCAAACTCCAAGAATAAACCCAAATCAAACAAGTAACCTAGAATGAGAAACCCGGAAGGTCTTTCGGTGGTCGCGGTCCTTTGTGCGACCACCCGCTGTCTTCCTACAGGTTTTTCCATGATACGTCTTTTTGGAGCAACCGCTCCTGAAATACGCAAGATGGTGAGCAAATCCCTTGAAGGATGGCATAGGGGATCCAACCTTTTTTGATAAGACACTCAACAGCCCATGCATCCACTTCATATATGCCCTGCGCGATGCCAACTCGGGTTCATGAGCTGTGATATAGTCTGCATAGACCTTACGAAGTTCAGGATACGGATATGCGTGATGCAGTGCGTGTAAAAAGGTCCGCTGGGTCGCCATCTGTTCGGGCTCGGGTGACTCGGGATAGTTCGCAGCAATAGACCCAAGAAAGTCACCGCCTGGAACTGCCGTGGGCTTCAAGGTTGTGTAATGCTTTTTAACAGCGTCAAACTCTGGATCAGGACCAGGATCTATGACAGCCGGATCATCCTTGCATTGAGTTCGTAACTTGTGATTCACCATATTGTGAATGTCGTATAGCCACCGCCCAGGGTCGCCACGGAGGGGGTGCTTGTGGACGAACTCAGTCGTCGAAGCCCTGCAATATTTACAAGGCAACACGTCCTTCATCTGATTGAGAACATCGTCGGGATGTTTGGAGGTAAACGCAATCAAGTGAAATAATTGCCACGCACTGGGTCCCCAGAACCTAGTATCCATTGTCTTTACGAAATAAAGTATACCCATCATAATAAAAATGCTTGATACACGGGACATCATCATCCTCACTGCGTCGTTCTACCTCGGAGGTGTCGTTGGAGAGTTTTTTAAGTCGCTCTCTGAGGATATCCTCACGCCCCTCCTCGCCCCGGCTGCATCCGCCGGCAAGGGCGTCGGTGCCTTCACTGTCTCGATGGGTGGCGTCACCCTCAAGCTGGGTGAGGTGCTCGTTGCCTTCGTCAACCTCGTTGTGTCGTTCGTGCTGGTCGTCTTCACGATCGGACTCCTCCGGACCTACGTGTTGTCCCGGATCGGCGCGAAGCGCGCTGAGTAAGTTTGCGTCGTCGCCTACGACCGCCCGGAACACTCACTCGTAATACAGCCTTCTCAATAGGACGCGAATCGGGATTACTACATAGTCTTGACTGATCAATCTTCTTGATCTCGTCCACCACATCTAACAACGCACGGTCTTTTGACATATCCTTATAGGGTCCGAATGGATCCCTCTTTGTCACACGACTCCACAACGCGAATTTTCTAATTTGGATCGCGTTACGGTAGTTGGCTTCATTCTTAACATTGATCTCATAGTCGTCGATCAGGATTGTGTCACAGGGCTTAAAAATTCCCTGATCCCAAATCCAGTTCAGGTTTTTCTGGATTTTCTTTGCCGGATTTGCATGTGCCTGCGCCTGTTCATCGTCTTCATCACACCATACATGTGTGATAAATCCCTCACCCATCCTCTCTTCAATAATCTCCTTCACCCAGTTTGCATAGTCGCGGTCAGACAGTGTCCACAGATTGACGGTCTTTGCGAGCTTCTTCATCCACGCCATAAAGTCCCACAGCTCAGGGCGCAGAACAAACCCCTGGTAAAAATCATATTTCTTCTTCTCCTCTTCAGGGAGTTCCTTCCAAGGGGCATCCTTGACCATGTACTCGAGTAAGGTGTTGTCAATGTCTAGAATGATATTCAACTTGCCGTTCATTAAAAAATAGAGTGATTTTATTAAATGTCCTGGACTGATCCTCGCACTTGGTTTTCGTCTACTCCTACTACCCCTGAGCCTGTGAGCTCTCTTCCGCCACCCACCCCTGCCTATGGAGCCCGTCGTCGCAAGACCTACCGTGGTCGCAAGGGTTCTAAGCGCTACCAGGCTAGGAGGGCCCGAACTGGAAGGAAGTCCAGCCGTGTTTAGGGTGTGGACCGTATGTAGTTTCAATCCTCTTCTTGAGCTCAACCGTTGTGCCATGCGTAAGGTTGTTCTCTTGCTTCCACCTCTGGAACTCACGGTTCATCATTCCAGTGGTGACGTACTCTCCGGTCTTAACGCCCTCCTCCAGCGGGTGAATAAACTCCGTGATGAATCGACCCACAACATCCGTTTCACTCTTGTACTCACTGGTACTCAAGGTCACCTTCTCCGGAACAGGGAGCTTCCTGAATCCATGTCCCTCCTTGAAGATCGTCACCAAGTAGTTCATCATACACTCAGCCCACTCCACACTCTCAACCTTCATCTGAATGGTCTTGTCATCCGGCAGTTCATTCGGAGCAGTAGGATTCGGAACAAACTTGTTCGGGAAGTCCACAACTAGCAAACGGCGCCATGTACCACCATCCTGCGTATCCACCTTCGGCTTATTATTGCACGATACATGGTACTTCGCCTGAATCTCAATATCAATCATCTCTTTGGAACCCGCAAACAGATCACGAGCCGTGATCTTCTCACAAGAAGACAACTCCTTCATGAGACCCGTCTTGATGTTGGCTCCCTCCTCTGGCTCCTGCATTGTGACGAAGCGCTTCCCTTTCATACGGACCAGCTCAGGATTTGCAACACCCGCCTTGCCGCGATCCTGTGTAATCAGAGTGATTGGTGCCTTGCATCCATACGTTCCCATACAGGTTGCCATCAGAATGACCAACATGGACTTTCCATTGGAACCAGAACCCGTCAAGATGTGGAACTTCTGTGCGGGATTGCCACCTACCATGCAGGTTGCAAGGTGCGCCAGGAAGTAGTTTAAAACCTCTGGATCAGGCAGGATACTGCTCAGAAACTTCCAGAGCTCATTCCAACACACATAGTCTGTGTAATGGCGATCCTTGTGGAAATCAAGACCCGTGCTGAAGCTCAGGTAGTCCTCAGCCTTACCATCACGGAACTCCATGTTCAAGGTATCGAAGATCCCATTGTTGAAGGCGATCAGGTTCTTGTTTGTATCTAGCTTGGTTGCGAGCTCCTCATCCAAGAATAACAACCTACACTCCTCCATCACGTTCTTCTTGAAGGCGGTGGTCTTCAGCTTCTTCTGAGCATCCACATACCTCTGCTTCTTCTTCTCAATCTTACACATCTCACAGGGCTCTGCAGGCTCCTCACCCTTCTTCTTGCTTCCACCACAAGAGCACGGCTCCGTAACCTCCTTCAAGCGTCCCATCGCATTCTCCTTCTCCACAAACTTCTTCCAGACATCGCTGGACAGCTTTGCAAGGAGACCAACGCCTTTCTTGGTGAGGCGCCACACGTGACCTACGAATCGATACCATTCATTCTGACCATAGTCTGAGCACTTGAATTCATCTCGGAACATCGCAAAGACCACGCGAGCCATATCGTGCTCCGTCATCGTCTTTGTGGCCTCCTCCACCAGCTCCTCAATGTTCTTCATCTCAATCTTGTCGTACTCACCTGGGTTGTCCATGCGAGACCACATGCGGAGACTGCGCTCTGACAGAACCGGACCATTCGTGCGGAAACTAAAGCTGTCCCACTTGGATTGTGCAAGGCGCGGGTCATAATCCTCATACTGGGCGCTGAAGTCATAGAACACCGTCTCTAGGGAATCTGGATGGATGTTCTTGAGGCAGATACCCGTGTTGATCCAGTCCTCATAGCTCGTATACCTGAAGGAGGCAAGGTTCATTACGTGATCGCGGTAATAGCAGATCATGTCGTCGGACAATGGCAGACGGTAAGTGTTTCGCTCTGGAGTGGATGCACGGGATCCACGCTTCTCACCCTCCTCACGAGCCGCTGCACGTCCACGCTGAGCACCCGTAGATGCACGAATCTCCTCCTGCTCCTTCTTCTTTTGAAATCGGGAGTTTGCCTCCTCAGTCATTGGAGTTTCGCTTGAAGGGCTGGCGCGGATAGTAAGCTTCTTGAGAAGATCCGGCGTCACGTGCCTCGGGACATTGTCATCAATGCTCATCTCATTCGTCTCCGGGTCCCAGTCCAGAATGTACTTGATCTGATACGGCGTGCCTTCCTTCTTCCTGGATCCAAGCAGGGTCCAGTTAGACGTGTGCGTCAGCGGGGAGGGATCATACACTTTCTCCCATTTGTCGGAAAGCGGAAGCTCCGGAAAGAACTCGGGCATTCGCTTGAGCAGGACCCTGCGAACCTCCTCCTCCACAAAATGATTAGTCTTCAGATTAGGAATCACGACGTGAATACCAGACTTTGAATAGTCGGGCTTGTTCTTAGCCGGATCTGCAGGGTAATATGTTGGCTCCGGCTTCTCAGAGACATAGATCTCCACGCTCTCCGGAACAATCAGAAACTTCTTGACCTCGGTCATATATGCCTTCATGAAGTTAACCACCTGAGTCTGCGTGTGTAGATGATCGTCAAGCTTGCCAACATACTTGAAATCAAGATCAATGCGCATCGGACCAATTGTCGTGCTCTTCTCGGTCAGATTTAACTGACCCTTGTCGCGAAGGTAGTCGCAATACAGCCTATAGAACTCATCCATATCGTCCTCTGCAATACGCCAGGAACCCGAAGTTCCCTCCATACCGTTGTGGGTGTCCAATCCACTTCCCTTTTCGGACTTGCGAGATTTCTTATCTAAATCGGTGTCTTTCCCCGTGCCATTGAGGAAATCTGAAAGCTTTGACTTAAGCATCCTGTGATAATTAGGGACGATTACTTTGTGGCAAACTTTCCATTTTGAACGCGGGTCCCCCTTATAAAAAATGGAACTCCCTATAGACAAGGAGACCTAACCACACAATGAAGTTCTGTAGTCAATGCGATAATATGATGTACAGCATCGAAGAGCGAGATGGGTCAGCCTTTCTCAAGTGCCGTCAGTGTCCTTACGAGGAGCAGATTACCAGGGACACGCCCGTTGTATATGATCACGACCTCTTACAGGATACATCAATTCAGTATTCAATTAACCCGTACCTTAAGCACGATCCGACACTGCCTCGGTTTGCGAACATGAAGTGTCCGAACATTACGTGCCCTACAAAGGGTAAGGAGTCCAACATTGTAGGCATCAAGTTGGATGCCAAAAATGTGGTTTGGATGTATCAGTGTGCAGTCTGTGATGCTACATGGAAGCAGTCCGCACGTGGTCCTTAGAACCACTTTGGGACGGGGCTTTAACCAGTCACCTTCGTATCTACGCGAGCGAGTTGGCGGACCGGGGCATAGACACCGCTCCACTTTGCAGCGGTTAGAGGGAGACCACCCACTTGCTGAAACTTACCAGAACTTAGTGTTCCAGATTGAGAAACAGCGGATAAACTATTTGGTTGGTTGACATATCCAACTCCAACGAAAGGGCGAATACGCTGTATAACACCATTCACCGCACTAACTGTAGCATTTCGCGGGGTGACAATTGCAGCCGCCTGGCTTGCAAGCAGTTGGGCGTTCAGGATCGACTGTGTCGGGACGACCTGATCG